AGATTTAAAGAAAATAAATTTAGATGGTGATGATATGATTTCATTTACTCCAAATACAATTACATATGCTGTTCCTGTAAACTCATCTATTGGTAGACAGATTAGTAGAGCAAGAATGGGTATTGTCTTTCACACAAAATATACTGGTAAAACTTTAGATAGTATGACTGCTGGTTTTGGTACAGTAAGAGGTAGAGCAACTAACGTATTTCTAGCGAGTGCTGGTTATAGAGACGTATCAGGTCAAGTTAAATTAACTAGAGGTGAACTAGCACAATTCAACGCAAAATTAAGAATGGCAGAAGGCTCATTGTCAAAGGCAGCACCTTTGTTAGATAAAATGAGTGAAACATCTGCTGATGGTTTAGGTGTAGGATTTAGATTAAAAGCATTTTTCAATCATTACATAAGAAATACACAAGGCCATATGGCTAAAGTTAGAAATTTAGTTGATATGTTTAGAGAGTATTATGTTAATATTGTACAAGCAGAAATAGATGCTAGAAAGACAGCGGCTGGTAAACAAAAATACAAAGATATATTAGCAACAAACACAAAATTTATAGATAGAAATAAGAACGCATTGGTAATGGCTATTGCATCTCATGTCACATTACAGAATGCAAAGAACTTTCTTATTAATAAAATGAGTGAGATACAAAGTGTGGGACATTTTTTAAGAACATCTACTGGTTATAGAGTAACAAGTCCAGAGGGTTATGTGGCAGTAGATAAAGTAGCAGGCGCAGTTAAGTTGGTAGATAGATTAGAGTTTAGTAGAGCTAACTTCACAATGCCAAAAGGATGGAGTAACTAATGCCAAAAACATTTAAACAATTTGAAGAATACGATAAGGCTTGTGATGAAGTAATATTTGAACACGAACATGAGCCTTTACAAGAAGCAGAGTACCAAGGAAAAAAAGTAAAATTAAACGACCCAATTAGAGGTGGCTCTAAAAAGTTTTATGTATATGTAAAAGATGGCGACAAAGTAAAGAAAGTATCATTTGGTGATACAACTGGTTTGTCAATTAAGAGAGACGACCCTGCAAGAAGAAAGTCATTTAGAGCTAGACATAATTGTGATAATCCAGGACCAAAAACAAAAGCTAGATATTGGTCTTGTTATCAATGGAGAGCTGGAGCAAAAGTAAATAATTAATGAAAAAACTAAATCAGATATTGCGAGAGGGTGTTTACGACCCAGGTATATTTAAAGCCTTTTTCTTGGCTGGTGGACCTGGTAGTGGTAAAACATTTGTAACTAGATCAGCCTTTGGTGGCACAGGTCTAAAGTTAGTAAACTCTGATGCAGCATTTGAAAGAGGTTTAAAAAAAGCTGGTCTATCTTTGAAGATGCCAGATGAAGAAGAATACTTTAGAAACATAGTTAGAGCTAAAGCAAAGATGACAACAGCGACAGCATTAGACACATATGTTCAAGGTAGATTAGGTTTAGTCATAGACGCAACTGGTAGAGATTTAAATGTAATCAATACACAAAAGAGAATGTTAGATCAGATAGGTTATGATAGTTATATGATCTTTGTTAATACTAGTTTAGAAGTTGCGTTAGAAAGAAATAAAAATAGACCTAGATCAATACCAGAATATATTGTAACTAATAGTTGGAATGGTGTACAAAGAAATATTGGTCAGTTTCAAAGAATTTTTAGTCCAAATAGAATGTTAATTGTTGATAACAATAGAAGTGAAAAAGAACTAGTTACACAAACACTTAACACAGCTGCGAAGTTTATTAGAAGTCAATTAAGAACAACACCTCAAAACTTAACAGCTAAACAATGGATAGCTAACGAATTACAAGCTAAAAAAAGAATATGATAAATTTTAAAAAATTTATAAACTTACACGCAGAGAAAAAGTGTCCTCCAGGTTATAAATTTGATCAGAAATTAGGAGTATGTGTGCCAAAAGGTGAAAGAAGTTATTACCCTTACTATGGTATTGGTTCCAGAAATGGAGATACAACACCTAGTCCAGCGCCAAGTGATAATGGCAATGGAAATGGCAATGGAAATGGTGGCAACGGTAATGGTGGTAATGGTAATGGTGGAAACGGAGGTGGCGAATAATGAGTTTCAAAGATTACTTATTTAAATATCTAAAAGATAAACCAAGTGTATTAAAAGATAGTATCATTGATATACCTAGACAAAGATATGCGCCTGGTGTATTTGATGATGCTGATACAGATAATCCAAAACTAAAAAAAGTAGTTGTGGATATGATACTAGACCAGATAGATAGCTTCCAAGAAAAATATCCTGTTAAAAAATATTCTTTGATTGGCTCTATACTTACAAAAAAATATAGAGACGATGCTGATTTAGACATCAATGTTTTATTTGATGTACCAGAAGAAGATAGAGAGACAGCTAGAAAAGAACTAGCGTCTAGTTTAAGAGATATAAATGGTAAACTTGTACCAGGTACAAAACACCCTGTAAACTATTATGTGATTACAGACCCAGAGCTAAAGAAAAAGAATGATGCTATGGCAGATGGTGTATTTGATATTGATGAAAATGAGTTTATAAGAAAACCTACAGAAGATACATTTGATCCTGAGAAGTATGAGGCTGACTTTCAAAAGAAAGTACAAGAAATAGATGTAGTCAAAGGTGAACTAGCTAGAGATATTATAGATTACGAAGAACTAAAAGATTTAAGTACAGATGATGTATTAAACTTACAAGACAGAATTAATAGTAAATTAGACGAGATAGAAGACAGTATAGAGGTATTAGTAGATATTGGTGATGATGTGGTCAAACAAAGACAGAGCGCTTACAATGACGATATGACGCCAGATGAAATTAGACAATTTGGTAAGAAACACAAACTACCTAAAAATATAATATACAAGTACCTAGAAAAATATCACTACTTAAAATTCTACAAAAAATGTAAAGAAGTTTTAGAAGATGGTAAAGTCACAGATGATGAGATTGATAGTTTAAAAAATGAAGCAGTTAATACTATCGCATTTGCTTTTGGTAGATTTAATCCACCAACTATTGGTCACTTAAAACTAATGGACAAAGTTAAATCACAAAGTAATAATTATAAAATTTATTTAAGTAGAAGTGAAGACCCTAAAAAGAATCCATTATCTCCTAGAGAGAAACTATCATTTATGAAAAAGATGTTTCCACAACATGCTAGAAACATAGAGATCAATCCATCAAACAATGTATTAGATATACTAGTTAGATTAAATGGTAAATTTAACAGTATCATAATGGTCGCTGGTAGTGATAGAATTAGAGAGTTTGATACTTTACTAAAAAGATATAATGATGTTAAGTCAAGGCATGGTTATTACAAGTTTGATAATATTAAAGTAGTATCTGCTGGAGAGCGTGATCCAGATGCTGAAGGCGCAACTGGTATGAGTGCTAGTAAGATGAGAGCTGCTGCTGAGAAAGGTGATATAACATCATTTAAAAAAGGATTACCAAACACATTTAGAGATGCAGATGAATTAATGAAACAAGTTAGACGAGGTATGAGACTTGCCGCTAGTTATTCAATGATGGGTGGACCAGGTTTAGGAACTTATAGACCAGTTGCTAGTTTAGAAGGATTTGAACAAAACCAAGTAAGAGATTTATATGTTAGAGAAATGATTTTTAACATAAACGATAAAGTAGATTATATAAAAGAAGATATACAAGGTACAGTCAAAAGACGAGGTACAAACTATATCGTAGTAGAAGATAATAACAACAATTTACACAAAGCGTGGATATGGGATTGTTTACCTGTAGCCGCAGATAGAGAGGTAGAAGTGAGAGAATATGATACAAATGTTGACTATGGTTTCACTGCCGTAGATACAATAGAGGAGGACTTACGTGCAACTCCACAAGACAAAGATGTCAAAAAGAAAAAAGGAACACAACCAAAAAAATACTATTCAGGTTTATCAAAAGATGTCAAAGATAAAAGAGCAGATCACTTTAAAAAAGATAAGTACAAAAAAGGTGATACCGACTATAAACCCGCACCAGGTGACGCAGGCGCTAAGACAAAACCATCTAAACATACTAAAAAGTTTAAACAAATGTATGGTGAAGTAGTTGATAAGTTAGATGAAAAAGGTAAAGGACTGTGGCACAATATCCACATGAAAAGAAAAAGAGGTGAACGAATGAGAAAAAAAGGTGAAAAGGGTGCGCCAACTGCTGCTCAAATGAAAAGAGCGAAAGGCGAACAAACAGAAGCATATGATATAGGACATGATTACGCTGATTATGCAGCTAAGATTACTCCTGGACAACCACAATTTGACCCTAATTTTCAAGGTGGTGAATATAAACCAAGTGAACAAAAGAACAATTTAAAGAGAGTTATCACTAGTTTTAAAGATTACAAAGATAATGAAGTAAAAGAAAAAGATGTAAAAGAATGGTCAATGTCGGATCAGACAATAGATAAATATAAGGAAAGATACAAAGAATTATGGCGAGAGAAACTAGACGAAGTGGTAAAACGAATGATGGACAAGATATAGAAATGGATAAGTTTATTAAAGATTTGTCAGATAACACGCCACATGAAGATCAATTTGGAGAGGAAGAAGATGAGTAAGTCATTTAGACAATTTAAAAAAGGCGACTTTGGATTAAGAGAAGCCAAGGCGAGTACAACTCACCTTCAATACCTAAGAGCTAAACAAGCAGGTAACCAACATTTTGAAGTTAGAAGATATATCGCTGACAAAATATTAAACGATAGAAAACTAGCAGACGCCTATAAGTCATTGGAAACAATACACGATACTTATGGTAGAATTATAGGTAGTGACGCTATCACATTAAGACAGAGACTAGAACAGATGTTAAAACAAGATGTAAAAAAGAAAGTCCTAAACTGGGACGAAGTTTGGAGCACACTATAATGAGTAGATATAGAACAACAATGAGTGAACTTATGAAAAAAGTTTACAAAGAAGACGGTCACCAAGATGTATCATCTTCAAAAAGAATGTGTAGAACAATTGTAGAAGATGCACAACAAATAGAAGCAAAACTAAATTCAATGTCACCAGAAGACAGTTTAGACACTTGGTGGACAAATAAGTTGGCAGTATCTGCGAATAACTTAAACAAGGCTAGAGATTATATTGTTAATGATATAAAAGAAGAAACAGAAATAGAAGAAATATCTGATAAATTAAAATTAAAAGTGTTGGCTAGAAAAATTCAAAATATGAAAGACAAAGCTTTTAAAAAAACTATGTCAACTATTAAGTCACCACTATTTGCTGACAATGAGATTGAAGAAGGTAGAATGAAAGACATCTTTACAGCTGACCAAGAGGGTAAGAGCGCTGAAGAAATAGCTAAAATTATGAAACTACCTTTAAAAACTGTTAAAAGTATTTTAGGTGAAGCTACCATTAATCCTTATGTGTCTATGCAAAGAGATAAAGCGACAGGTAAAATGAAT